CAGGACATAGAGCACTTTTACTTAGAAGAACGATGCCTGAGTTGAGAGATATAATAAATCATTCTCAACGATTATACAGCCAAGCGTTCCCAGGAGCAAAATGGAGAGAACAAGAAAAAGAGTGGAGATTCCCATCAGGAGCAAAGATAGAATTCGGTTACGCAGAGAACATGACAGATGCTTTACGTTACCAAGGGCAATCATACACATGGATAGGAATAGACGAACTTCCACAATATCCTTCGCCAGATATATATAATTTTTTAAGATCATCACTTAGATCAGTTGATCCTACAATACCTGTATATTTAAGAGCTACAGGCAATCCAGGAAATATTGGGTCTCAATGGGTTAGGGAAATGTTTGTTAACCCAGCAGTACCTAATACAACCTTTGATATTAGGGTAGATACACCTGTAGGAACTAAAGTTATTACAAGAAGGTTTATACCCGCTAAGTTACAGGATAACCCTTACTTAATGCAGACTGATGACTACTATGCAATGCTAGCGTCATTACCTGAAATACAAAAGAAACAATTTTTAGATGGAGACTGGGATGCATTTGAAGATTCAGCATTCCCAGAATTTAGGAAAGATATACACATTGTTGAACCTTTTGAAATACCTAAAGGCTGGCAAAGATTTCGTGCTGCAGACTGGGGTTACAGTTCTCCTGCTTGTTGTTTATGGTTTGCTATTGATTATGATAATAATCTATGGGTTTATCGAGAGTTGTATACCCAAAAGATTACAGCAGATGTTTTCGCAAAGAAAGTCTTAGAGCTAGAGCAAGGAGAATACATACGCTACGGGGTCTTAGACGCCAGTACATGGGCTAAGAGAGGAGATGTGGGTCCAAGCATAGCAGAAACGATGATTCAAGCTGGATGTCGTTGGAGACCGTCAGACAGAACACCTCGAAGTAGAATTAATGGTAAGCTTGAAATACATAAAAGATTTAAGTTTACTGATGACAAGGGAAAGGAACCAGGATTAAGATTCTTTTCTACTTGCAGGAATTTAATTAGGACTCTTCCAATATTACCTTTGGATGATAATAATATTGAAGATATTAACACACATACAGAAGATCACGCCTACGATGCATTAAGATACGGATGTACAAGTAGACCGATGCATACTAGTTATGCTAACAAGTTATATGGTAGCAGAGATAAATCAGAATTTATCCCCTCAGATAGAATATTTGGATACTAACTAAAGGATAAATGAAAAAGAAAAAGTTACCTGTTATAGATAAAAAGAATTTTCCCTACGAATTAGCAATGGTCTATTGGGAGGATATTGTTGGTGATGCTGGATGGGCTGAAATATCAGATATTAAAAATTCAACTACAGCTGTATGTTGTAGCTTTGGATGGTTACTATCAGAAACCAAGAAGACAACCATTATAATATCAGATTTTATATTTGAAGAGAATGGTAAAATAAAAACAGGTGGTGGTTATACTACTATCCCAACAAAGAACATAATACAAATAAAGAAAATAAAAATATAGGAAACATTATGGAAATGAAATTTGACCCCAAAGCTAAAGTTAAGCAAGGTGATTTAAGTGAATCAGCTTTTGAAACTAAAGCTCCAGCTAATAACATAAATGTTAAAGTTGGATATAAAAGAGAAGAACATGCTGCAGAAACGCAGGATGGTAAGTTTGGATATCTTGAACCTAAGAAATTTAAAAGCCAAGTACAACCTTCTTTGTTTGCAATGGCAGATGAAAGAGATTACTAATGGCTGAAGATAAAATTATAGTACCTAAATCAGGTTATGTTCCTAAGCAGAAGAACATGATTGGTCTAGTTAATAATGCTAGTAATTTTGGTAAAGAAACAAAAGAGTATTTAGTAAAAGAATTAAATAAAAATATTACAAACTATGAAAACAAAGGCAAGAAGCCAGGTATACTAAAGAAAGTTTATAATAATTTATTTAATAAGAATAAAAATAAAAAGTACGGACAGAATGATTTACTACAAGGTAGTAAAGATTACTATCCACCAAAACCTTAATAGGAGAATAACATGAATATGATGAAAAGATATGCACACGGTGAACTTGGTACAGGAGATGCTAAATCTAAGAATGAGAAACTAGCAATTGATCCTAACTCTAAAGTTAAGCAAGGTGCAGTAGCTGGAGACGGCAATGATAAACCAGGCAAAAAAGATAAAGTAGATGCTTCAATTTTTGCAATGGCTGAAAAAAGAGATTACTAATATGCCACAAGTTGGAAATAAAAAATACGCATATACTAAAGCTGGAATGAAGAAAGCTAAAGTAGCTGCAAAGAAAAAAGGTGTTAAAGTTCAATATAAAAAGAAATATTAACAATGGCAGATAAATTAGAAGAACATAATCCACTCGTTGGGTATGTACGCTCTAGGTTTCAACAAGCGGAAACTTCTAGACTGTATGATGAGAAGCGTTGGTTAAAAGCTTATAGAAACTATAGAGGACTATATGGTCCTGATATGGCTTTTAGAGATAGTGAGAAGTCTAAAGTTTTTGTCAAGATAACAAAGACTAAAGTACTGGCTGCATTTGGACAAATTATAGAAGTTCTATTTGGTTCGGGAAAGTTCCCAATCGGAGTGGAGCCTACAATTGTACCTGAGAATTTACCAAAGTATGCCCATCTAAAACCTAAAGAAATGCAAGGTGCTGCACCTAGTACACCTCTAGAGAATCCTTATGGATTTCCTGGTGATGGTAAAAAATTACCACAAGGTGCTACAGCAGATATGCTAATGGAAAACTTAGCACAAGAATATAAAAGTGTTGGCTTTGATGAAGGACCTTCTCCTGATAATAAAGCAATGCCACAAATTGAACCTGCAAGATTGGCAGCAGAACAATTAGAAAAAATAATACACGATCAGCTAGATGGAACAGATGCTGTAAAAATTTTAAGACACGTATTCTTTGAAATGTGTTTACTTGGAACAGGTATATTAAAAGGACCTTTCAATGAAGAAAAGATTAATCATAGTTGGGAAGATGATAAAGAAACAGATGAAACAATTTATACAGCACGTTTTAAAACAGTACCAAAATTAGAAGCTGTATCATGTTGGGATTTTTACTCAGACCCTAATGCAACTAACATAGATGATAGTGAATACGTTATTCAACGTCACTCATTTAACAGACAACAGTTTGCAGATTTAATTAAAAGACCTTTATTCAATGCAGACTCTATTAGGGAATGTTTAGAAGCAGGTCCAAATTATCAAACAAGAAGTTATGAATCTTCTTTATTCGATAAAGAGAATGTAGAGAATTTATATAAGAACAGATTTGAAGTATTGGAATATTGGGGCATGATTGATAAACATGTTGCAGACGAAATAGGATTTAAATATGATGATGCATTAGATGTTGTATCAGTTAATGTTTGGATTTGTGGTGGTAAAGTTTTAAGATGTGTAGAAAATCCTTTTACACCTACAAGATTACCATACATGGTTTGCCCATATGAAGTTAACCCTTATCAATTCTTTGGTGTAGGTGTTCCAGAAAATATGGAAGACTCTCAAGCAGTTATGAATGGTCATGCTAGGATGGCAATTGACAATTTAGCACTATCAGGTAATTTAGTATTTGATGTAGATGAAACAATGTTAGTACCAGGTCAAGATATGAAAATATTTCCTGGTAAAATATTTAGAAGACAGAGTGGTCAACCTGGAACAGCAATACATGGAGTTAAGTTTCCAAGTACAACTAATGAGAACATGATGATGTTTGATAGGTTTAGACAGTTAGCTGATGAAGCAACGGGTATACCTTCTTACTCACATGGTCAAACAGGAGTACAATCTACAACAAGAACAGCATCAGGCATGTCAATGCTTATGGGTGCTGCTGCACTAAGTATTAAAACAGTTATTAAAAATGTTGATGACTATTTACTAAAACCCCTAGGCAATACAATGTTTCACTGGAACATGCAGTTTAACGAAGATAAGCCAAACATAAAAGGTGATTTAGAAATTAAAGCAAGAGGGACATCGTCTCTAATGCAGAAAGAAGTTAGATCACAAAGACTTATGACATTTATGCAAACAGCATCTAACCCCGTGTTAGCACCTTTTGTTAAATGGCATACAATATTAAAAGAAATTGCAAAATCACTAGACATTGATCCAGATCAAGTAATTAATGATCCAGAGAAAGCAGCGATATTTGCACAAATAATGGGAATGGTAAATGGAAATCAAGCACCTACAGGCGTTAGTGGACAACCAGGTCCAATGGAAAATACTGGAACAGTACCTCCAGGAGCTGCAGTCGCAGATCCAACAGGAAATGGAGGTGGCAACATCGGAACAGGTAATGTACCGTTGCCAGGGGAAGCTGGTTTTGCTTCGCCAAATGTTGAATCTGGAATCGGCAAGCCGACACAGTAAGACTAACCAAGGAACTTAATGAGTCAATATTCACTTTCTTATGATAGTAGTGGTAATGCTAGTTTAGCAGCTACAACTACAACACCAACAAGAACTACTATTCCATCGGGAGATTGGAAAGTTAGTGATTATGTTTCTCGTACACAAGACTATGGAGTTACCGAAACTTATAATAAAAATTCTCCTGAAGAACAATTAAAAGCTGTTACAAAAATATTAGTACCAAGTGGTAACGATGATAAAGATGACAGAGATGACAGAGATGTTAAAAAAGATTTCTCACCTGAATTTAATTGGAAAGATTATACTTATATGGAAATGTCAAAAGCATTAGGTATAGATGCTGCAGATGCTTGGGTTAGTGCATATAATATAGAAAAAGGAGCTAGTACATTATCTAAAGGATTAGGATTAGTGGGATTGTTTACACCTATTAATGCTATAGTTAAAGCTGGGGCAAAAGGAACAGCATATGCTGCAGAAAAGTATAAAGAAAAATTAGTTAAAGAATATATGAATTCAGATTATTATACAGATAAAAATAAAATGCATGAATTAGAATATGAATTAACTGGTGACTATGATTCCTACAGTGATATAAATTATGGACCTAGCTATGGCAATGAATACAAAGAAGGAACAGTATTTGACGCAGAAGATGAAGAAAATTATAGTACTCCAGTAGCAGCACCAGAAGTAGCAGGACCAACATATGGACCTCATGGTGGTGGAGGTGGAGGTGGAAGCACAGGGGCTAGTGATACTACAGGACAGTCTACAGGTTCTTCTGGCGGTTACAATGATAGTAATTATTGTTTTGATCCAAGCACTCTTATTCAAATGGCTGATGGATCTAATAAAAAAATTAAAAATATTCAACTGGGTGATAATACTAAAGGTGGAGAAGTTACAGGTGTATTTCAATTTAAAGCATCTGATGAGATACATAACTACAAAAGTGTTACAGTTGCAGGTAGTCACTATGTTAAAGAAGATGGTAGATTTATTATGGTTAAAGACAGCCCACTTGCAGTTAAGATTGATAAGATACCAGTTGTTTACTCACTAGATACAACGGGTCGAAGAATATTTATTAAAGACATTGAGTTCGCTGCTTACAATGGTGATGGTGTTGCTAAAAACTTCTTAACAAATGCTGGTGTAAAATTAACTGGTTTTGATACAGAGGTATTAAGACAAGTAGAGGAGAGATTAATATAATGGCAATAGATTATAAAGGAGAACCAGCAGTATCAACTACAGGAACAATAGGAGCAACTCCCTTTGTACCTCAGCCTGCTGATACGTCTAGTTTAGTTGACAATATGGCACAGCAACAAGAGCAAGGTGCAGGTCTAGTAGAAAGACCACAACCAGAAAGTGCTACAGGAAGTCCGCAAATTGACTTAAATAGTTTGCAAGATGATGATAAGCGAATATTAAATGTTCACCTAACACCATCTTTGAAAAATGTTTTTAATAAAATATTTGGTGCAGACTTATTCCCAGGAATAGGTATAGGGGAACCTACAATTAGTGTATCAAAAAAAATAATTGAAAACAGATTTGGTAGCGTTGACAAATTTATGTCAATGGTTAAACCAATAGAACAAGATGAAATTGTGCCACCTGCTAATACGCAAGGGATATTATCTCCTAAAGTATAGCAGCCCACAAAATTATGGAAGCGAGCTACCCTTATCCATAAGGCACTCAACCTAAGAGGAAAAAAATAATGGAAAAGAAAGAAGAAACTAAACTTTTTAAAAAGCCAGAAGGCAAAGAAATGTATCAAAAACACAGAGATGATGTTAATGATGCAGAAACTGAAGCATTCGCAAAAGGTGAATTAAATAAGTTTAATCAAGAACAAGCAGAAGCAGCAACCGTTCAAGAGGACACAGAAACATCTGAAGAAATTGCAAGCTCGGATATTAATGCTACTCCTTCAACTGAACGCCCTGAAAATGCAGAAGATCGTGTTTTTAAGAAAC